CATCGCTGATGTTGATGCATGGATTGGAAAAACAAAAAGCCAGTCACTTGATATAGCCAGGGAATCAATTCAGGACACGGTACGTATAGCGCAAAACCCCGTGGCTCGCGGCGGTGATATGCCTGTTGTGACAGGCTTCCTGCGCAATAGCTTGGTTACAGAGGTTGGTGGCCAGAGCGTAGGCGATGGTGAAAATAGCTACGTGCTTGGTGTTTCCAGCCTGGAGTTAGGCGATGCCTTTTCTGTATCGTGGACGGCAGAATACGCAATCTCGCGGCATTATATGGTCGGTGTTGGCCAAGGAGGCGGTATGTGGAGAGATAAAGCCGCCCAGCAGTGGCAAACCATTGTCAGTAAAAACGCTAAGCTAGTCCAATGACCTTAAACGAAATTGAGACGGCATTCGGGCAGCACCTTCTGAAGATCGAAGATGCGCCTGAGATCGCCTGGCCGAATAAGGATTTTACGCCAAGCGGGACATATATTGAGTTTCGTCACCTACCGAATGAGGCTGTTGATGACACAGTAACCGGCGGCATGGAGTTTCAGCTTGGTTTGGTTCTTATGTCAGTTGTTACCAAATCACATGAATACACCACTGAGGCCAACACAATTGCTCAGGCCGTCAAAAAGCAATTCCCCAAAGGGCTGCGCCTTAGCGGGCTCAATGGCTCGCTTGTGATCAATCGCCCGGTAAGCTTCGGCACATCATTTCAGGACGGTGCGTACTTCCGCATTCCTGTAACCGCTTCGTACATCACGGAGCCCGATTACTGCTAACCTCCGTCAGGAGATACCTATGAGAATTAAGATGAAGAACGCCCGTTACCCAATGGGCGAAGCAAACGTCATGCCTGAAGACATTCCGGTGTGGGAAGCAGCTGGTTGGGTTGCTGTAGAAAAACCAACTCCCAAAAAATCCAACTCTAAAAAGGATGACGACCAATGAATACTGGCTCACATATCGGCAAGACAATTTATGTCGCGCCAGCAGCCCCGGCTACTAATGACACTGCGGGCTTTGAGGCCCTTACATGGACAAAGGTGGATGGCGTGCAAACCCTTCCGCAGTTCGGTATTTCCAATGCCGATATTCCGGTTGGCGACCTTCAAACCGGCTTCACTAGCGGCGTAAAAGGCGCTGGCACCGGCAATGACAGCACTTGTTCATTCCGCGATGTTGCGGGTGACGCAGGACAGGCTCAAGCACGCTCTTTGGCAGACGCCCCAGGTACCGGCGGGACAGCATCTGTTCGCATTGTTAAAGGCTCTGGTCCAGATCAGGCACCGGCGACGGGCGACCCTGTAGAGTATGCTCATGGCTACCTTCACAGCTATATTCGCAATCAAGGCGATGATAGCTCGCATGAGGGTTTCTCTGTGAACTTCCGTCAGAATGCGTTCACTGTTGAGGATGTGATGCCGTAATGGACTTTTCCAATCTTGATCTTCGCGAAGCAGCCAGCAAAGAGTATTGGGTGCATCTCCGGTTAGATGACACTCTGCTCTTTGCTGGCAAAGACAAGCCCTGCCGGGTGAAGACCGCATCTGCTGCCTCTCCAGAAGTTGAAGAGGCGCTTAAGGCGGTAACTAGGGTTGGGGCTCTCAGCACCAATATCGAGGGCCAGCTAGCCCTTGCCGCGAATCGTCAAAAGCGACGGGCCATTGAAGGCAAGATCGATGAAGTCGAGCGGGATGCTGAAAGAGCGCTAACTAGGTTTCTCTGCACTGCCATTGTCGATTGGGAAAATATTGAGAAAGACGGCAAGTCCCTGCCTTTCTCGAAAGAGGCGCTTAGCGATTACTCGCAGCCCAAGGCCCCTTTGTTTCGTCTGGCTGTGACTTTGGCTGAAGACATGCGGGAGGCGCAGAGCCCTTTCGCCGAAGCCGAGAGCGACTGATATTATTCGCAGCTCAGCTTGGCTGGCTCTTGGCAACCCCTGAGGGGCAAAAAGAAAACAGGCTAAGCGTTTTCGGTGAAGTTCTGCCTGAGATGGCGCCGGGCGAGCGGCTTATAGATATTGCCCATCTTTTGGGTTGGGCAAGTCCCGAGAGAGCGCCGCTAACATGGCTTGAAATTGATGCCTATAATCGAACTATGGGCAGCGATCTACAGCCCTACGAAGCTCGCTGCCTAGTCGACATGTCCCGTGCGTACATCACCGGATTTCTCGACGACAACCCGTTAAGCAAACAGCCTATGGAGCGTAATCTATGACCGATTTTGCGCGTCTTGTTCTTGGCTTCGACACCAAAGCTCTAAAGCGCGGTGAGAGAGATCTGGACGCGGTAGGGGTTAAAGCACGCAGAGCCGCAAAGGATGTTGATACATCCAGCGCGGGAATGGCTCGCTCTTTTAAGCGTGTTGCTACTGCTGCGGCAGGCCTGTTTGCCATCAATGCAAGCATCGGGAATTTACTTAGTGTCAACGCTCAGTTCGGCGCATCCATCCAGAGAGTTGCCGCTATCTCAGGAGCCACGGCCGGTCAACTTGACCAGTTGCGTGAAGCGGCAATTAGGATGGGCGCTCAGACGCAGTTCAGTGCCTCACAGGCCGCTGATGGGCTAACTTTCCTCGCTCAAGCAGGTTTTAGTGCGAACGAGGCCGTTGAAGCTCTGCCCAATGTGCTGGCACTGGCAGCTGCCTCTGGCCTTGAGTTGGCTACGGCTGCGGACATTGCCTCGAATGTATTGTCTGGCTTCAATAAAGAAGTGGCAGAGGCTGGCACGGTGTCCGATGTTCTGGCGGCAGCCGCTAGTAGCACAAACACAAATGTCGGGCAGCTTGGCTCAGCTATGTCTAAAGTAGCTCCAATCGCCGCTTCATTAAACATCTCTCTTGAGGAAACTGCTGCGGCCATAGGTGTTATGTCTGATGCAGGCATTCAGGGCGAAAGAGCTGGCACAGCGCTTAGGGGTGTCTTGGCGTCTCTGGCAGGACCCACATCGCAAGCTCAAGCTGCATTGGCTCGGTATGGTCTTACTGCTGCCGATATAGACCCACAGACTGTGGGATTAGCAGAAGCAATGTCTCGTTTGGGCGAGGCAGGCTTGACTACTGCTGATGCAATGCTCCTATTCGGTCGCGAGGCGGCTAGCGGCGCATTGGTCGTGGCTGGTGCTACAGATCGCGTAAGAGAGCTGACTGGCAGTTTCGAGGATGCAGAAGGTGCAGCTGCCGAGATGGCGGCGACCATGCGGGACAACCTTCGCGGTGACTTAAACGAGTTAAACTCTGCATTTGAGGGCCTGATAATTAACATTGGCGACAATGGCGCGACTGGAGGATTTAGAACACTATCTCAGGTTGCCACAGAGTCGATCCGAGCTATCTCCCGGAATCTTTCTACTCTCACTACAATCGTTTCTGCTGCTGCTGCTGGATTCGTATCCTACAGGCTTGTGCTTTTAGCGGGCTCTGCCGCAACTGTGCTATTTTCTGGAAATCTAGGAATTATGGCTGCGGCAGTCGCGACTACCACAGTAAGAGTTGGTGCACTGGCTGGCGCTCAGGTGGCATTTTCCACTGCTACTGTTTTTGCTACAACGGTAATGAAGAGCTTGCTAGCCGTCATGGTCGCCAATCCATTCTTGGCGGTGGCAACGGCTGTTGGGGTTCTTGCGGCATCTTTCATAGGACTGGCTCAATCTCAAGCCAATGCCCGCGCCGAGACGGTTAATCTTCTTCGCTCCCTTAAATCTCTAGCACAGGCCCGCTCCGCTGACTTTGCCGGGAAACGAAACGAAGCGCAACAAAGGCGTAATGCTGCGCAGGACAGGGTTACACAACTTGAGCTGGAGCTTCAAAGATCTCGCCCTTTTCCTGAGCTTCTGTCTCAGGGCACAGGTCGCTCCCGCGTCAAAGCCCTTGAAGAAGAACTTAGGGATGCTAGGTGGGAACTGATTGAGCTAGACGGTGCGCTCAAGTCGGCAGACAATGCCTACAAGGGGGCGGAAACATCAGCTGCTGCTATGGCAATGCCTGTAGCTGAAGGTGCAAAAGCTGTTTCATCGGTCGGCGCAGAGCTTGGTAAGGTATCTAAGGGCCTAAAGGGCGCCAGTTCTGATTTTGATGAATTCGGTACAAGGATGGCCGCTCTTGTTGACAGGCTTTTCCCGCAAGCAGCAAAAATCAGAAGGTTGCGCGAAGAGTTTGAAGACCTTGGAAAAGCATCTCTTTCTGCCACCACATTGGCTCAAGCTCGCGGACGACTGATAAGAGAGGCATTCGGTGACGCTCAAGTCAAAGCCGCTGGGGCAGGGCCGTTAATCTCGGCTAGTGAGGTGTCCGATAATATTAAAGTTGTGGCAGCTGAGCTGGGTTTTCTTGCAGGGAAAACACAAAACCAAACCGTCAAAATAGCGGAGAGCTTTAAGGACATGGCTCAAAAAACGGTCAGCGCTCTTTCTGATATGGTTAATTCCATTAAGGGCGGCGGATTTCTTGATGTTCTCGGCAGTGCTGTAAACCTGCTCTTGCAGCTGGGGGGCGTAGGTGTTTTTGGCGGCACTATAGCAAACCGTATAAACTCTGCCCCAAGCTTCAATGGTGGCGGCTATACTGGAGCCAACCCTCGGTCTGGCGGGCTAGACGGACAGGGCGGTTTCCTTGCTATGCTGCACCCTCAAGAAACGGTGGTTGATCATACTCGCGGTCAGATGATGCCCCAAGGGCAGGCTCAACGCGTGCAGGTTGAGATTGTCGACACCACTGGATTGTTCGAAACACGAGTTAACGGCCAGATTGCAGCCAATGCTTCTGGCTTGATAAATGGCAGTGTGAATGAAACTCAAAGCAGATTGGCTTACCGTCAATCAAGGCGGGTTGGATGATCACGTTACCGATAAGCCCCGCACCCAACTCCATGCGCCCACGCTACCTTGACTTCGGCAGCGTCACAGAACCGCCTCTAGGTGGTGAGACTCTACGCATCAACCGTGCGGGTAATCGATGGGCGATGCAATTCACATGGCCCTTTATGGCGCCAGAGGAAGCGGAGGTATTCACATCGCGCCTCACTTCTGCGCAAAGCCAAGGCGTGCGGATTCCTGTACCACTGTTGGGCCGCGTGTACGCAATACCGCCGGGTGCGGTTGTAAATGGTAATAGCCAAAGCGGCACAACCATTAGCGTGCGCGGCTTGGGCGGCGGCTTTGCGTGGTCAGAGGGGCAATGGATTAACTTCGTTGATCCGCAAGGGCGTTACCACTTGCATAAAACAACATCCGCCGGTGTGGCTAATGGTACGGGGATAGGCTCCATTGCTATAGAGCCGCCTGCTCGGTTTGTAATGAATGACGGCGCGCAGGTCGAAATGGGAGCGCCGGTAATCGAGGGCCTTCCGCAAGGTAGCGCCTTGGATTGGGAGATCCCGAGCATTGATGGATACACCCGCGTTCAAGTGACAATTCGAGAGGTCGCTTGATGGCTAGCCTCACCATGGTTGGCCTGCTCTTGATTGAGCTTCCCAGCCACACAGCCGCAATAGCTGACGGTGGTGCATTCTCATGGAATGGGAATGATTATTCCAGCGCCGATAGCCTTTTCGGCACTCTGGCAGGATTAGAGACGTTATCAGAGGGACGCGGCAATGAGATACCCGCTGCTGAAATTGACTTTTTCCCGCCCGACACAGCGGCGCTTGCAAACCTAACGCGCCCCGGCGATCAACAGTCGCGCTTGCGTTTTTGGCTATCTGAATATGACCGCGACACGGGACAGATAGTCGGCAATCCAGATCTTCTCTATGATGGTCAAGTTGATCGTACTACACTGGCTGTTGGCAAGCAGCGCATCTTATCGATGTCAGTCGTCTCGCGAGCTGAGAGACTGTTTGAAATCAATATCGGCAATTCGCTCAATCCGGGCTTCCATAAGTCGGTCTGGGCAGGCGAGCTTGGACACGACAATGCTACAGGCCTGAAGACTTCAGTCGCGTGGGGCGTTGAGGGGCAAATACGCGGCTCAAGAGGTGGTGGAGGCGGCGGGAATGGCAGTAATCCGGGCAGAAACTTCCAGCCTAGAAACTTTAACGAGTACTGATGGCTAAGAAATTACCAGAGCTTGAGCGGCGCCGTGTTGCTTCGGAAAAGACGCGTGCAAAATATCTTGGCAAAGAGTTCGACTGGAAGGCGCGCAGAACGTGCATTCATCTAGCCGCTTTCCAAGCAAAGCAGATGGGTCATAAGCCTCCACCAGTAGCCAATATACGTAGTGCTTTATCAGCCAAGAAGGAGCTTCAAAAGCGTGAATGCAAAAGCGTCATTGAACTTCTGGATAAGCACTTCCAACGCATTCCGCCTGCCATGATGAGGCTGGGCGATCTTTGCGCTTTTGAAGGAACTGAGGGACTAGACGGCGTTATGGTTAATGTTGGCCCCTGCCGGGCTATGGGCTGGCATGAGGATGCGCCCAGCTTGGCTGTTTTGGTTTTTGAACCCACAGAGGTTGCGGCGGCATGGAGGCTTTGAATGGCTAAAGTCGCGAAGACAGTTGGTATCATTGCAGGAGCCGTTGCCCTTGTGGCTACAGGCGTGGGTGCCTTTGCGGTCGCTGGAACAGCTTTAGCGGCAACGGCTGCGAGTGTCGCAACTGCGGCGACATTGGTGTCTGGAGTTTCCAGCATTGCCGCCAGCGCCCTCGCCAGCTCAAAACCACCTGCGGCCAGAGGTAGCATAACCGATGTCACTATCAGGCCCGATGCCCGAATGCCCTATGCGATGGGTGAGGGGTATTTCGGCGGCGCGGTAAGATACCAAGTTGGTTACGGTCCAACGCTCAATGATGTTCCCAATCCATATTTCGGCGAAGTCACGGTTTACTCCGGCGGCGGTCCAATCGAGGGGCCGATCACACCGCAATTCGATTTTGCGAATGTCAGTCCTTGGTACAATAGCTTCTTTGCTTTCGATAGCCAGCTAGGTGCCACACCAGAGGCTACAGCCCTAGTCCCGCCGTATGGTGCGCCGATGCCTAATTGGGGCGCTAATCATAGACTTTCTGGGCAAGCTGCGGTTCTCTGGAATCACTTGTTCGATAAAGATGGCGAACGCTACGCCAGCGGCCTACCTAATCGAGGTGTTCTGGCAAAATGGGTCAAGGCTTATGACCCGCGCAAAGATAGCACGTTCCCCGGTGGTGCGGGGGCGCATAGACTTGGCGATGAAAGCACTTACGAGTGGTCTGAAAACCCGGCCCTTCATGCGGGCACTTATGCCTATGGCCGGTTCCAAAGCGGCAAACGTGTTCTTGGCATGGGACTGCCTGTCGAAGCTATACGTTTTGACCAGATCGCTACATGGGCCAATGATTGTGATGCAAATGGCTGGACAATCTTTGGCGTTTGCTTCGAGCCAGACGACCGTTGGGCCAACTTAAGGGATATTTGCGCTGCTGGCGGTGGTGAGCCCGTCCCCCTCCACACTGGCATAGGCTTTGATTGGGATAGGCCCCGCGTTGTTCTGGATACCATCACTCAAGCTGACGTTATGGGTGACGTCGAGATTACCGGGATGCAAAGCTATCGGGACCGGCTGAACACAATCGTTCCGCGTTACATGAGCCCTGCCCACAATTGGGAGTTGATCACAGCTGATCCAATTGTTGGCTCAACATATTTAGCGGAGGACGGAGAAGAGCGCCGCGAGGCTTGGCCGTTTAATTTTGTCAAGAATGGTGCGCAGGCAGGTCAGCTTGCGGCATACAGACTTGCCAATTCTCGCGAGTTGTATCCCATCACGATCCCGTGCCATCCGCGCATGAGAGCGTATCGTCCCGGCGACTGCCTGCAAATTGAAATTCAAGACGGTAACGACACTATCAGTACACCGGCTGTTATTGTTAACCGTCAGATTGATCCCGTTACGCTTTTTGTGACGCTTACGTTTATCGGCGAGACAACCGCCAAGCACGCTTATGCTTTAGGCGAAACCGCTGTGCCTCCGCCAAGTCCGGTTATAGGGCAGACATCGCAAGAGCGCGATGAGCTGGCGGCTACTGTTATTATTGCGACGGACGGGGTTGATGGGCAGGATGGTGCACCGGGTGCTGACGGCGCGGACGGCGCACCGGGACCGCAGGGGCAGCCGGGAGTGGATGGGGTAAATGGGGCGCCAGGTGCTGCTGGCTCAGACGGTCAAACCAGTCAGGTCCATATTGCTTACGCAGATAGCTCAAACGGAGCGCTGAATTTCAGCCTTGGCCCGCCTTCAGGCCAGACATATTTTGGAACTTATACGGATTTCACTGTAGCAGACAGCACAAACCCAGCTGATTACGAATGGAACCTTTATGGGGGTCCTGCAACCTTCGGTCTAATCAATGACGCGAACACAACGATAGGAACGGACTGGGTTGAGAAAACAGGTGGGATAAGTGGTCAATGGGACGCGTCCGCTTACTCAGCAGAAGCTTTTATTGGCGGTGCCGCAGCGTCTTGCACATCTGATGCTAGCGCAGTTTTTATGCTGGCGTTGAACACAGACCCTTTAACGAACGCCAGCTTTAACACCCTTGATTACGCTATCTTCAATGCCGCAACAAGCTTGCAGGTCTATGAGTTTGGGGCACGTGTATACACAGATGCCACCCCACTGACTAGCGGTGAATCTCTTCAGGTTCACTATGATGGCGCAACCGTAAGATATTACAGAAACGGAACCGTAATAAGATCGGCTGCGGCAGCGGCTGACCAACGTTTTTTTCTCGATACAAGTATCAGAACTGTGGGTGATCGCATTTCAGGCATAAAGTGGGCTGCGGCAGGCAAGGCGGGGACAGACGGAAGCGACGGAACAGACGGAAACGACGGCGCTCCGGGCACCGATGGAAACGATGGTGCGCCTGGCTTAGACGGTAATGATGGGGCGCCGGGAACAGATGGAGACGACGGCGAGGATGCTATTGTCGCAAGTCCGCCAAGCGTATCGTTTACGCTGGCTTCTAACTTTGCCGGTGTTGTGAATACAGGAGAATTGCCAAAAGCCGTCCAGTTTACAGTTCGTCGCGGTGCGACAGATATAACCTCTGCTGCTGGGACCGTCTTTTCATTCACTCCAACGAATGCATCCGCTGTTCAGGGCGGTGCAAACGGTAGCCTAATCACAGTTAATGGTGTCTCGGCTGACACCGCGAGTGTTTCCGTTACAGTGACGGTGGACGGTGTGGTTCGACAAGTACCGATCATCACTCTAACAAAAGCGCGCGCAGGTTCTGCGGCAAATTCGCAAATAGATAATTCCCTGACGCCGCCGGTCAGCACCTCCTATGCTGCCGTAAATGGCGGGCCTCTTACCATTTTTTCAGGCACTGATGGAACGCTGACATTTTCAGCAGAAATGTCTTATTTTGCACAGACGGGAACGAGCGTTGTCAGCGGCAAATTCCAAACTCGCAATAGCGATGACGGAGTGACTTTCACCTCTTGGGCAGATGTGGCAGCTGAGACAACAGGTTCTCTCGCAGGTACGGTGGCAACATTTAATCCGGGCCTCCTAACCCTGTCAGAAACAGTAAATTTGTCTGGGCAGGGTAAATTTTATCAAGCCCGATTGCAGCTAAGAATTAGTTCCGGGAACTTGGTTAATGCCGCCCAATTTGTCGGCGACTTTGGATTTGAGTGGAGCTAATGGGCACGCATTATCTTGCAGATGGCACAGAGGTCTTCCCTGAAGGGTATGATCCCGCCGATCTTACCGAGCTTCCTAGCGATTACGATGCCCGTTCTTACGTCTTTGACGGCTCTAGATATGTTGTCGACTGGACAAAGTTTGACGCTGAGATGCACGATAAAATTGACATCGGGTGCACCGAGTTTTTGGGGACAATAGTTTCCGTATTACCCGGTCAGACGCGCCGCTATAGACAGAAATATGATGAAGCGAATGCGTACCTGGAAGAGACCACGCCAACCGATACCGATTACCCAATGCTTAACGCAGAGGCGATTGCCTCCAATATGACGCTGGCAGCGCTAGTAAATGAAGTGAAGGCCCTAGGTGATGTTTGGACAGCTTTGGAAATTGATATTGAGGCAGCTCGAATGGCTGCCAAAAGAGCCGTCACAGCCGCAACAGACATCGCTTCCAAAGAGGCCGCAGCCAATGTCGATTGGCAAGCAATCCTCCCATAGGAGAACCCCCATGAAACTAAGTAAGCACTTTCACCTGTCCGAGTTCACTAAATCCCAAACAGCGACCCGTCGCGGCATCCGTAATATGCCCGGCCCTAAGGGTATTGCCAGTCTCAAGGCTCTGTGTGAGAATGTTTTGGAGCCGGTTCGTGAAGAGTTTGGGCCGGTGGTTATTAGTAGCGGCTACCGCTCTAGGGCGTTGAACCAGGCTATTGGCGGAAGCCAGACCAGTCAGCATAGCAAGGGTGAGGCTGCAGACTTCGAGGTTAAGGGAGTTTCCAACCTTGAAGTCGCGCGCTGGATGGAAAAGAACCTGAACTATGACCAACTCATCTGCGAATTCTATAAGCCGGGACAGCCCAATAGCGGTTGGATACACGTCAGTTATTCACCCCGCATGCGGAACATGGAGCTGACTGCCGCTCGCGTGCGAGGGCGCACAAAGTACAGCACCGGGCTTCCTCGCGGGCGCGCATAGCATGGAGCGTCCATACACGGGTCGCGCGCTCAATTTTGCGACGGCCATTGCCTTCACTCTCATAGGTCTGGCAGCTTGGTATTCCTATGCTCTGTCGGATTCGACATGGTGCCAACAATTGCAGGTCACCGAGACGGTTATAGATAACCTTGAAAGTGACGAAGTTGGCTCAGGGCCTAGCATGCACAATCACAACACCATCACGAACCTGTGCGCTGGTATTTTGGTTAAGCAGCTGGATCATATGGGCTGGGCTAACCTTGCAATCATTGGGGCCTTGGCGCTCTCAATATTGGGTATCTATTTCATCAAGATTGCTGGCGGAGCAGCTCGCGTAAGCCGCAATTCGGATGGAAGTTTTAGTGCCGAGATGGGCTCTGATGATGACGGCCCAGTTGAACTTCCCGAGCCCCGCTTCGGTGGGCGAGATAATGAATAGGAGAACTGACATGTTTGACTTAACTGTACCTTCGCCGCTTTCCACGAGCGTGCGCTATGCCGTATCTTCTCTGGGGACGACGCTGACGACCCTCGGGGTAATTTCAGAGTCCACAGCTCAAACAATAATTGGCACCGTGATGGCGCTGTTGCCCGTGGTTTACGGCGTCTGGAAGCAGGTGAAAATGAAGAGCACCACCGACGCGATTAAGCAGGGCCGCATTCAGTGATGAGCCTCATCAAAGGGCTCCCGATCGCCGCTAAGGTGGTGGGCGGGGCCGTGGCTCTGATCCTTGCGCTGCTCGCCATCACTTTCCTCTGGGATTTGTTCACAGGCACGGCGAAGATTGAGGCTAAGCTGGGCACTGAGCAGGCTGATGCGGCCATTGAGAGCGGGCAGGATGCAGTCAACACCGTTGGCGAGAACCAATCAGAAGAAAGGCAAATCGATGAGAGCGTTGAAGAAACACAAGAGGCCGTCGATGACGCAGCTGATGCCGCTGGCGCTGATGCCGCTGGCCGTAACGGGCTGTGTGTCCAATTCAATATTTGCGACGAAGAGTGATTGCTCTCAGCTAGTTCCGCAGGAGTGGAAAGACGGTGTTCCGAATTCACCCGCTCCAGCTCAGTTTGATGATGAGCTCGACCAGCTCAAAGGGTGGATCAATTTCGGCATCGCTCAAACAGGGCAGCTCAAGAAGGCAAACGAGCGCACAGGTGATGCGCTGGGAATCATTGAACGGTGCGAAGAGCGTGACCGGGAGGCGGTCAAACGATCCCGCCCCAAGTTCCTCGGCATTTTCTAGCTGAAGCGCCAGCACACAAAATAAGGAAAACTCGATGCACATGAACCTCAATCTGGGGGCAAAAAGCTATGCCAAATTTCAGGAATTTGGTCCGGTCGATAATGTAGCGCCCAGTCTAACTATGCCCATGGCATCAGCAAATGGCGGCACGGCTTTGTCAGCAACGGTTATGACCACAGAGGATAACGGCCCGCTACACTGGTATGTTAGCCAGCTTAGCGCTGCGCCTAGCGCGGGCGATTTGGTTGCGGGCACGAGTGCTGCTGCTTTTGGCAATATCGCTATTTCCTCAGCGGGTATGCAGATGATCCCTGTCACCGGCCTGCCTACTGACACCACTTACTTTGTGCATTTTCTGCACATTGATAATGCGGGCAACCCGTCGAATATTGCCAGCACACCTATGGGCGTTCCTTTGTCGAACACTCTTATGGCGCTCACATCTGCAACCCGTACAAGCGATATTGGGAGGCCCCCAGAGGTACAGCTTGGATTTGCTGCTGACTTTTCGGCAGGCATGTACGTCATTGGGCAACTAGCTGATGACAATGGCTTCACTGTCCAGGCTCCTGTCGACACAGACGCAGCCGGTAAGCTTAACGGTTGGCTTTTGCCCATCACGACAGAGGATTTGCAAAGCCCGTCCATGACGCCTGCTTCTGTGAGGCAGTTCTTGCAAGGCATGCAGCTCAACGAAAGCGGTGGGTTCGCACGCTTCCGTCCAGCACAAGACCCTGATCCGTACATTGCGATCAATCAGGGGCCATGGTCTGATCCTATCCCCGTGCCGATTTATGACTTTGTGCCGGGCACATTCGCGTTCACTGATCAGAATGACATCGCAATCAGCACCCAAGTTGAAAGCGACAGCATAACCCTTGCAGACGTGACGCCTACTGCAAACGCTCAATGGACGGTCACTGGCGGCGAGGCGCGCGTCAATGGCGGCGCATATGCCACCAGCGGCACGATTAACCTCGGCGATCAAATCCAGCTCCGAACCACAAGTAGCGCAAACCAAAACGAAAAGGTTGATGTCGTTCTGATGATTGAGGGCGTGGCTGATACGTGGAGCGTTACCACAGTCACCAGCCTGCCACTTCCGCAAGCAGGCGCGCTTGGCGTGTTCCTACGCGCGGATGACCTTGCTTCAATGTTCCAGACTGTTGGCGGCGCTACAGCAGTTGCAGCGGACGGTGATCCAGTTGGCACATGGACTGACCAGTCATCGGCAACATATGACATGACTGCAATTGGTGATGACGGCACGCGTCCAGTTTACCGTGACGGTGGTGGTACACCCTACCTTGAGTTCAACGGCACCAGCTCTGTTCTGCGCCGCTTACAGGCTATGAACCTCTGGGATCCTCAGGGCTACACGATGATGATCGCCATGCGCAGCGTGGCCAATGGCACAAGCCGTTATCTTGTGGCTGGCGGTAATGGTTCGCAGTCCAACACTATTATGCAGCTGGCAGCTAGCTCCAGCGGCGCTGCGGCAAACTCATCAACCTTCTATCGCAGCGATACTGGCGCGAACGTCATGGCTGGCGGCGACTCTGTAATTGATGGGGCTTTCGACGGCACGGACAGAGTCGCGACAATCGTTGATGATGGCTCTTCTGTAACGGGCTATCTCGACGGCACCCTAAGTCAAACTCGAAACTATGTGCGCGGCGCCAATGTCTTAACTGTCGACCGATTGGCTCTTGGCGCTCTTGTCCGCAACGGCGCTCCTGCACTGCACTTCCCAGCGCGCGTCTATGGCCTAGCCATTTGGCCAACCGTCAATCTCAGCGCGGCGGATTTAGCGGCAGCAAACACATTCCTCGGATCACTACAGGGGCGGACAATCTAATGCCACAAACACTGACATTTCAAACAGATCCTCATAGCGGACAATCGTTTGCGCGCCCACCTGACGTTCAGCCATATGTCGATCAAAACCCGACATATGCTGCCGGCACTGACCTAAACGTTCTTGGTGACGGCACGCAGGGCACGCCGCTTGGTTCAGATGGGCGCGGCGGGGCCATGCCTGTGGCTGAGCTTACTGAAGTTGTGGAGCCGGATTATTCTTCTTGGTTGATCGCCAGCCCTCAATTCGACGCAAGCGGCTTTGAAGACAAGTTCCGCACGCTTGGCAATTGGTCTCGCTCATTAAAGGCTGATCCAATCAGGCATTACGGCCAACCCGGATCTGGGCACTGGCACGAATTTCTTGGAAGCTCGACAATCAATGCATGGTCGACTTACGAGAGCAACCGCAGACGCGCTCAGGATATGTCTAATCAGGGCATGGTGGCAAGCACATTCCCCGGCGGGCCTATCAATGGCACGCCTTATTGGGTGCCGACCATATTTGATGGTAACGGTGATCCTGTGAGGCCGTTTCTTGCGGTTGTTTACTACACTCAAAACCCAGCGTCTCGCTCCCCCTTGACGAACAAGATACCGCGCGGCCTGCGCTATATCACAGGTTGTAATGGCGATGACCCCTTGGATGAGCGTGTCCAACAAGAAATTGCGACGGCCAACGCTCAAGCGGGCACTGCTGGCCGTTACACCTATCAAGGCAACGGCTTCCAAGGCTGGTATATGCACAATGAGGTGCCGGGCTCAGTGATTGGCCCACAGATTAATACATCTGGCGGCGGCAATAGCTCGCCGTTCTTCCGTGATCTGGTTGGCACTGACCCTTGGGCTGGCGCAGCAGATTCACCCGGCCTGATTAAGGCTGACCTTGCTGCGCCTGAAGCTTTTGACGGCACCAACCTATGGAGCACTGGCGGATTTTGGCACTTCCGTCACCTAATTGGTGACAACATGGCTCCTGCGCCATTCACAAGCGAAACATGGCCTCAAGGTTGGTTCGTTCTGCCTAGGCTAGTCCTGTCGATTTGGTATCGTCACACTGGTTGGGCATCTGATGTCAGCAATTGGACTGTTGCAGGGCACAATCACTTTGAAACAAATGCTGGCCAAAACCTTGAGCCCGGCAGGACGATGCACAATGATTGGCTTGATGGCTGGTCTGAGCTTCACATGCGAGACACGGCAAATGGCTGGCAGTCTCAGTGTACAAATGCCGGTCCGGGTGGAACGGGACGTGAGTGCAATAGCTCGACATTCAATTCAACACATAGATTTGTGGGCGGCTTTACCGCTGACAATGCACCTGATGGCACAAGAACGCCGCAATTCAACATTGACCCTATGGTTGATCCGGGTCGCGGGACACTGCCGGTCGGTGAAGGGCAGGGACCGTTTACTTTAGGTTAGCGGCGCAATAGATTGATATGGCATTGCTCGCATCTAGTGTGGCCCTCACGCCCAATTGGGCCGGCGCAACTTTTGCACTCCGTCCGTGATGCGAGTAGGCTGATAATTTTCTGGAGAATAAACATGTTACTTTGTTGCATCCTTGGAATTGTTTTCGGGTTTTCTGCTGCCACCCTTAGGCCGGTGCGCGCCTTTGTGGATGATAATATCCAGCGCGTTAAAGTTCTGCTTGGCATGGCTGATCGTTGCCCGAAAACGGGCAAACTGCTGTGTAAGTGCGGGGAGGGTTAAGCGGAGCCTCATCACCCTTCTCCTGTCATCTTGTCTATGAGGTCGGCGGTCTCAAAACCCAACATCAGCATCACCGCATCGGTGTGGCGCAACTCGCTGTCCGCACTTGCAGATATATTCTCGGTCAAACACCCATTTATCATATTCTTCAGGCGTCATAACGATGACCCTCTCTCCCTGCCAGTCGCGTATGCGGAGGAGGTAGTCGTCAAGATTACCCTCTCTTAGGATTGGATCATTATAAGCCCAATGACCACTACCCTCGCGAACACTTATTTTTCCCGGAACCCCGCCGAAACTTGGGCGGATAGGATTTATCCAATCTGGTGGCCCGGTGTTTACGTTATCTTCCGTAACCTGAAACACGTCCAAGACTTCGGCGGGCTTGAGAAAGGTGGTCATGGTCTATCTCCGAGATATTCCAGAGCCTTCGGATGACATGGACTATCGATGTTGTCGCTACCTTCAAAGCGAACCATGACATAGTGCCCTTGGCTGCGGTTCTCTGGCGCGATTTGGCCAAGGTTATTGCGTGTCATTTCCGTGTGCCGGACCCACTCACCCGGCACTGGATCAACACCATAAGTGCGCCTGATGTAGTCATACTGTCTCATCACCCCTCTCCCGTGCTAGCGAGAATGGCGTCGATGCGGGCGAGGGCCTTTGTTGTTTCCGTGTTTGCTCCGTCGCACAAGTCAAGATTGTTGTTCCACCATTGAAGCCATATTCGCTCTCCGTCTGGGTGCGTTTCCCTTGTTTGTTGCCCATAGTCAGGGCCACTGTTTTCGCTGCGCGCCCACGCAACATGCAGGCCTAAAGCCTGCCTCGCCTCCCGCAGCGCCTCAAGGGCATCACCAGCGGGCGCGGATGAGAGGGCTGCTTTGGCGTAGCGGCGGTATCGATTTGCATCCATTGGCCACATAGCGCCAGCCTCCTTGGAAATGGCCTTTGCCATCGCCTCCACCACATCGGCAGGCGGCGCGGGTTGTGTCTGTGCTCGTAGGCGAGCGAATAGGTCATTCCGCACAGCTCCATCAATGTCGTGAGCAAAAGCCCACGCCGAAATTATACGCTCCAGCTCTTCGCTCATGGCTTGTCCTTTGGTTGGTCCTGAAATTCTTGGGCCTGCGCTTTTAGTGAAGGCAGGCCGTCAGCCAGCCAGGCGCTTATAATATCAAAGCGCTCAGCAACAGTTTCTACACTTTCGATCTGCTTTGGCTCCATATAGGTAGCGCCAAGCAAAATAGTGCCATCAGGCTGTCTGTATATATTTAGAGAACCTAGTAATTCGCATTTGCGATAATCGTTGAGCGTTACAACTTCTGCCATATCAACCCTCCCCACCGCTCTGGCGCTGGCGTAGGGCGGCTAATTCCCGCCCGATGTCATTCACAAGGCATCGACTATCTTCGGTCTGCTCAAGACCAACATCATCAAGTAGCTTTTCCATCTGCCCTTCAGATAACCCCACCAGCCCATCGTCTGGCTGTTGGGGTTGGCGGGTTTGTTGCGACCTCTCAGCACGCGATCCAGCGACGCATCCCTCAACAAAAGAAAGGTGCATATTGTCCGTTACAGACTTACGAAAGCCAGCCATGATGCGCTCTGGAGCATACTTCGTAAATACGCTGCAAATTGCGTTTAGCAGGCGCACCGTCACTGTTCTTTGGACCCAATAGTCTGCAAGCCTGTCGAACTCATCAAGCGGCAAAGTGTCCACGATCTGAAGCCACTCGTCGCGCTCTTCGATTTCTTCCTTTAGTTCTACGATCTCCGCTCTCAACTCATCGGCCAGATCACTGCGCGCTGATTGTGCCGGTTGGTTGGCGAGGGCTGCTTGAATAAAGTCGACCGGGAGGCCATACTTCTGCGTCCCTTCATCATCGTTATAGATAACAGTCACCCTGCCATCGCGTTTTATCTGGATGTGTCGAACCTTCCCTTCCCAACCTTTTTTGCGCCACCATTCATGAGCAGCAAACTTGACTAGATCAATGTGCGCCTCAACCAGATCGGCCTGCGCGGGTGGGTGGGTGTAGAGGGGAGTGATTGTGTGCGGTAGAACGTAAAGTATTGCCACATCGGGCTTCTCAAGGCTGGCCTTTGTCAGTATCTTACTGTCACCATCCGTTGGCCAGCTTTCCTGCCACATCCAAGCCACCGGCTCAGCATCGGGTTGTTGGGTGGTCATGAACTTCCTCCTGTTCCGTCGCAATCTGGACATGGTTCAACTGCATCCTCTTCGTTTTCATCGAGCGGTCCGTTCAAATATCGATCCCAGTCAGTGACAAGTTCGCCATTGCCTTGGCACCTTTCGCAGAAAAACCCCTCAATCATGACATATCCTTTGCTTGTTCTGATGGGGTGAAGGCGGGCAGAGGCATCCAATGGGTTGCCCAAGCGTGTTGGCTGTAATTGCTTCTGCCACTAGGCAGACGCTCACCTGTCGAGAACTTCTCAGCCTCAACAATCTTACGACCAAGGTTATCAATATGCGCAAGTAAGATTTGAGTGTTATGTGGAGGCGGATTGCTCGCGATTTCCAACCATCCATCGCCGATCTGGGGCGCGGGCTGGGCGAGGCGGGTATTCCAAAGTTTAACACAGTTCTCGTGGTGAAACTCGCTGATAGAGAAGCAGCAATGTGAGCAAGAAACTTCATGAGCCTGCTCAGTGGTGTGATCTGGCTTGTAACGTGCTTCACCGCCACAGAATGGACACGGCAGCAGATCAGCCTGAGTGACTGTCACAGCTTGTTCTTCGGTCATGTGGTCGGTTCCTTTCGAGTGTTGCGCAGGTATTTCCAAGGGCCAGTGTTATTCGCCTTGTGCCGTAAGCTAATTTCGCGAATATCTTCGCCGTGAACTTTGCCGTCCTCGCGAGGCGGGCATTCGTCGCACCAAATATGAAAGCACGGCGAACAAACGTCGTTCAAGCCGCCAGCCCCGTGGCTAGGTTGCAGTAGCTCTTCTCCGTCGCACACTGTGCACTTCCGCCCTTCCAGCTCGCTTGCAGGGGTCATTGGAATGGCTCCTTATCAAGCAACCGCCCAAGGGCAGCAAATGAATCACTAAGGCTCACTTCGTCGGCTCTCAGGATCAGCGGCGGGGGACCCTTAAGTGAACGTATTCTGACTAGCTCATCGACAAACGGCTGGGCCTCATCTCGTGCTTGTCGATGAATTTTCTCAATTTGCCTGATCAAAAAATCTTCGCGCTCACCCATCGGCCCGCTCCCGCAGGATTCTGCTCACCAGAAGACCTGTCGTGGTGAGCATCAGACCACAGTTGCTCGCCATAAAGACTAGCTGATTAGGTCCGCCGCACATTGAGCGTGCCTCTGCCTCAGTTGGGCCAGACATTGGCAGATTGTTCCGCAAGCAATGCAGAACCTCCTGCCCTGCCTCACTCAACTGATCGGCGATCTGCTGTGGTGTTTGGGTCATCCTTTACCCCTTGCTTTTGCGATAGATGCGTTGATTTCGTCAAAGTCCGGATCAAATCCCGCGTCACAAAGTGCGATGGTGTTTTCCAAAGCCTCAAGCATCTCAGGCGCGGCTGCGATTAGGCGGGCGTTTGCGTAGGTTTCCGCGTCTCCTGCGTAGCAATGAACGGCAGCTATCCTGCGCATATCATCGGGGTCAGAGGAGCGAATAACGCGACTATTGCAATCAAAGTCGCCATAGGCGCCCCGCTGGCAAGCCTCCCATGGCCCATTGGTGTGCTCACTCATCATCAAATTCCTCTGCTTCCATCCAGTAGTGCTGCTCGCTTCCAGGCAAGCTGTCGTAATATGCGTTTATCCATGCCCATATGCGCCGGGCGATGGCTGTTAGGTGGGTCATGGCTCACCTCTTGTCTGGTCGGGGTGGTGGGCAACAAAAACTCGCTTTGTTTCTATGCGAATTGCTGTTTCAGACAACGCGTGTAAGCGCTCGAGCTGCCCTTCATCATCCATATCAAACACGCGATCAGCATCGCCAGTTTCTGCCTTTGCAGCAGAAAACATTTTGCTTCGCTTGCGGTTGGTCAGCTCGCTATGAACGATGATGCCCTTACGTCTCAGCTTTATCGCCATTATGCATCGTTGACGCGCATCACCGCCGATGATTGCAACATCCGCCTCACCCATGGTCTGTACCTCCTGAGGATTGGGGGGATAGAACGAGCATGGTGCTGGTGTCGTCCGCGCCATTACGCACCCATCCACCCCGACATTGGAAAAAGCTGCCCTGCTTGACGCTCAGACTGCGGCTGCCATCGTGGAGCTTTCCAAGCATGGACTTTTCGACATCACTCTCAGGCGTGAGGACGATCTGCTCAAGGCCGTCCTCCATGTAGAATGCTATCTTCACAGCCCTTCTCCTTGCGCAGTCTCGGAGGGGGTGGAGGCAATAATCTGATCGAGAAACTCATCGCCTAACGCGACATCATCGCCTGTGGCTCGTGACAGGCACACTTCGGCTCGTGCTGCGTATCGTATAGCCTCGTCTGCATGGTGGATGCCGTCCATGCTCTCTGAAGAGCCTTCAGCCCACGCCTTCATAGAGCGACCAAGCTGAAGCCACATGCCGCGCGTTTCGATCAGAGCTTTGTTGGCATCATATGCCTCAACGTCTTCAGCACTCACAACACACCCCCGTTCCGCACTTCAAGTGCAGATGCTCCATTGTTTTTCATATCAGTCATTCCTCGCTCCCGTCGCTTGGGGGATTGGGGAGTATGTCTGTGCTTACCCAATGGGTCGGCTCAGGACTGGAACTTGCGAGTTGAAAGCCATAGTCTGACCAAAGCTGTTCTCCGTCTTCCTCGACATGATCAAGGTAAAGCATGCTCATTTCCTGAAGTTCGCCATTGCAAAACGCACCGCCAATGATCAGCTCTCCGACTGGCGCGCTTTCAATATCTCGCCATTCCATCATCCCGCTCTCCTGTGGTGTGGGTGGGTCATGCTGCATTCTTTGAAAGTGAGAAGTCTGGAATGACGCCATGTTCGTCAACGTATGCAAGCAATTGGTCGTACAGCGCTTCACGGTCTTTGGCTGCTTGTGGGTGTTTCTTAATCTCAGCGTCTAGGCGAGCGTTGAGTTCATCAGCCAAACAATTTGGAATAACATAAAACATCTACGCCTCCTCTGCCCGTGCCAGCTCCATGCCCCGCCTCTGGAGTATCTTGACGAACTCACCGACTGGATCTGGTTCATTTGTGTGATTGTCCCACCAGTTTAAGGCTTCTTCCACAGCCTCAACAAACGGATCAACCGGCGGCTCTTCGTGTTTTGCGATCATTTTGGCGAGTTCCTCGATAGCGATCTCAAACTTCATATCAAAGCAATCGTTGCAATAATCTGCCAACGAGACACCTAACCTGCGGCACGCCTCTTTCAGAGCCCATTCTGGGATTTGGTCATCGATGGGATCAAACTTCACAATTCATCTCCTCTGCCCGTGCTCGCAGGGCTTTGCGTAAAGCCCCTCTTCTTATTTTCTGTATTGTCGTCCGATGGACATTAAACTGATCAGCAAGCTCTTTTGTCTCAAGGCAAGAGGTTCTGATAGTTTCTGCATCAAGGTCAGAAAGCTTCGACATTCCGTGCCTTTGCCCTCTTGCTCGCAGCTCTGGTTGCTGAGCCATTTTGGCGTTTCCCAAAGTTGAGGCCCTGAGCGCTACGCTAGGTTGAGCCATCGCATGGCGCCCCTTTCGAGAGCAGTCCTCCATGTTGTCTTTTTGCGTGCCAAGGGAGAGGTGAGCGGGGTTTACGCATAGAGGCCTGTCGCATGAGTGCATAACTACCCGACCGTTCATTTTCGCCTCTGGGTTGAGGCGCTTGAATAACCAGCGAGTCGCTGAAACATTCTTTGATCCATTCCAGAAGCACCCTCGCTTTTGACGTGATCCATTGGTTGCACCTGTCCAAATCCAGCAACCCGAAGGGCATTCTCTAACCTTGCTGAAGAACCTGCGATCCGGCCCATCCAGCGCCTCAACCCGCTCAGCTAGCGATAGTAGGTCTTGCTTCATGATTGGGTGGCCAGTTCACGCAGGGCTTCATGACGGGCCTCAAATTGAATTGCTCCCTCGTGCTTCCCGATAAGGATGGCTTGACGCAGACCTTCGACAGCGGTTTCCCAAATTTGACGACGAGCATCATCAGCATCAGCATCAGCATAAGCAGCATCAGCAGCATCAGCA